TTCTTTGCCTTAAAAATTCCTGTTGGAAAAAAAACTTTTCTTGAATCAAACATCTCCGTATTTTTAATACCAGCTTTGTTTGTAATCACGCCTATATTTGGTGTTTTATTTGCATGACTTCCCACTGAATATACATCATCAAAGTTTAAGTTTTTTACAGCAACTTTTCTTGTCATAATATCAAAACCAATAAATGTGCCAGCGTAAACTCCATGCTTGATGTTTTTATTCAAATCAAATTGAGAAACTACTTCAATGTGCCTAGCGCCCATCATTTCGTTTTCTTCTAAATCCTTCAATCTTAAATTTTTAGGCTGATAATTTATATCATGTATTGCTTTTTGTTTTATCATACTTGAAATAGTTAGAAAATTATATCCTAACTTATTTTCAAAAAATAAAAATGTCGGCGACAATTCATCATTAACTGCTTTTTTTGCACACAAATCTAAACATTCAAAAGGAGTTTTATTGGGTAAAACAACCGTTTTTATTCCTTTTGAAGTCTCTACTGCAAATACTCCTTCAGGATTTACCAACAAATAATTTTCTAGAATATCACGAACAATATTATCATAAGTATCACGATATGATTTTGATATTTTTGTTTGTTGTGATAGAATAAATTCATCTGAAACAAAATGAAGCACATAAAGTTCGGTACTTATATTCACCGTTGTTCTGGAGCTTTGTTTATAAATCCTAAACGATTTCTCAATTGTTGCCTGATTTTCTGTTTTTCCCATATCAATCAAAAGAATTTCTGATCCATCAAAAGATAATTTGTTTGACAGTCCTTTTGCATCCCTTATTAGAATAGTTCCAGTCATGCAGGGATTAAAAATACAATCAAAGATATTTAATTCTTCAAACATACCAGTCAAGTCAAAAATTCCAAGTTTAGTTACTAATGATAAACCATCTTTTTTAACGGTATATTGCATTGATTGTAAAATGCTTACATCAGACATTACTAATTACCTGAATAAATTCTTGATCCACTGCGGGAACATACTCACTCTTTAGAATTTTTACATTTCTTTTAGCATCATTTTCCTCAACTTCATAATCATAGAAAGTCATTCTAGTTTTTGTAATTGATACTGTTAGAGTATTTCCATCCGATAAAGTATAATTTGCACTTTCTTCCACAAGATTATTGTAATCATCTTCTGTAATTTGTATCTTGTCTACCGTTTTTTCTCCAGTAACGGGAAATAATCTTGTCTCAATTTTATAAAAAGAGTGATTGTTGAGTATGGCCCATTCTAATCCATCTCTTTCTTTGCCTGTTTCATAAGTTAGTGATTCACCATTTTCAGTAACAAAAAGATTACCTTCTTCATCAGTCATTTCAAAGGTCTCTGTTATCCAATTATTGGCATACTTTGAACGAATAACCTCATTTAAAACTCTTTGCTCAATTGGCCAATCTGTCTTAACATCAAAGATGTTATTCATCTTCAAAATGATCCAATGTTTTTCTGATCCACCATAAAATTTATTGGCTACGATTTCTGGTGTTTCACCATCGGGTACGGTGTACTGATAGTATGCGACAGAATTTTCCGTAAGACTTTCATCAAACGAAAAACTAGCAGTTAAATTTGTAACTGTGTCAATAGAATTTGTATCATCTAAACTATAGATGGTTTTTGGAAAGTATCTAAAGTATTTTGCCATTTATGAAAGTCTATCTATTTAAAACTGTTGTTGACTGCTCTGTAATTGCGCCAGCTTCATCTTGAAAATTAAATTTTGTCATAATTTCGGTTTCTTTGAATGATAGATCCATTCTAATTGCTGTTGGCATACCAGTACCACCAACTTTTGGAGAGTTATCGCCGGGAGTTTCAAAAGCATGAAATCCATTTGGAGCATAGTCTAAATCAATTGATAGTAATACGCAAGTTGAAATTCGTGGTATGTTTTTATTAATTTGTCCATTATAATAGAATTCAATATCAAATTCGGATGGAGGAACTAAGAAGTATCCAGCAGTTCCATTTTTTATTTCTGGCGCTTGATGAAATTTCAAACGAGCAATCAATTTTTGAACTTCTTCTGCTTCTTGCTCACTTCTTGGATAAAACATAAATGAAAATCTAAAAGGTCTGAAATCTGGTTTTCCATAAATTAATTCTAACTGTGGGTTCTGAGTTAATCCTGTAGCGCCAGCAAAAATAGCCGCCGTTGTATTTGGAGAACCAGTTAATGTTCCTGCAATTTTTGTTAGTTGTTGGAGTACAAATGGAGATAAATTTCTTCCTTTTTGTCCAGCATCCACGCCTTGATCCAGCATTGTCTTTGCAATAGCACCAAAAGTTGTAAGATTTTCACCAGCTAATGATAAATCTGAATATTGTTGACTGTGATTAAAATTTAATGTATTGGGCATATATAGCGCAATACTATCAGTTGTTCTTGTAGTTTTTCGCAAGAAAGTTGCATTGTTTAAAGAACCAATATCAGATGCTACGTATGCACCACCTGCCTTAAGACCTTCTTTAGCTTTACCATAAAGTCCATTGGTAATTTCATTAACTTTGTCTTCGGCTTTTGCAACGGTATCCATTGCTTTTTTAGCAAGTGGGCCCGCTGTGCTATTTTCCAATAAAGATTTTCCTTTATTGTATAAATCTTCAGTCAGTCCTAATCCCTCTTTAGTCAATCCACCAATATTTGTATATCCAGTTTGGGCAGCTAATAGTGTCCTATTTTTATGTATCGTTGCCCGAGTATCAGCTGCCGGTGAAACCGTATATTCAGTTTTATCTTGAACATTGATATGAATAATCATATAATGTCCTTTGTCTACCGATCCAATATCAATAGGATATCTTAATATTTTTTGTCCAAATAACTCATTCGGTAAAGGTCCGATTGTTCTAGCTTCTTGCTCTTTATAAGTTATGTCGGATAAGGTGAAAAGTGCCATGTTGATCCTGAAGTTTTACTACATATTTATATGTCTTATGGAACTAATTCTTACAAAGGTAAGTTTACCCCACAAAACCCGAAAAAATATAACGGCAATCCAGATAACATAATCTATAGGTCATCCTGGGAATTGCGTTGTATGAAGTGGTTTGACGATAATCCGAACATCATCTGGTGGTCATCGGAAGAATTGGCTATTCCCTACTACAGTCCAGTTGACAAGCGAATGCATCGTTACTTTCCAGATTTCATCATCAAAGTCAAAAGAAAAGATGATACCATTATGACTTATGTAGTTGAGGTGAAACCAGAAGCCCAGACCAAAAAACCAACACAAAAGCGTAAGACAAAGCAGTATATAAGAGAATCCATTACTTACGTTGTCAATCAAATGAAGTGGAAAGCAGCCGATGAATTCTGTCACGCCCACGGCTGGGAATTTAAAATAGTTACGGAAAAAGATTTAGGCATTTAATTCGTAATAAATACATTTATGGCTTACTTAATGGATAGAATCAATCAGCAGTTGCAAAAGACTGGTTATACGGCTCGTAGTAGACAAGCCCGTGATTGGTTGCGTTCAAAGATTGGCGATTTAAAACCAACGCCTCAAAAATTAATGCAGGACCGTGAGAGACAGACAACCTCACATTTTATTGGTCACATGTACTATTTTTATTATGACCCAAAGACGAAGGATAAGTTGCCATATTACGACAAGTTTCCATTGGTTCTACCAATACAACTATACCCAGACGGTTTTCTAGGGCTGAATTTACATTACATTCACCCAAAGCAACGTATCATTCTTTTGGATAAATTGAGCGAACATGCCACCGATAATCGCTTTGATGCACAAACCAAGCTAAGATTAAACTATCAAATGCTGGCGGCATTCTCAAAAGCGTATGAGGCAACACCTTGCATTAAGCGTTATCTGGGTTCTCATGTGCAATCTAGATTTGTTGAAATTCCAGCTGATGAGTGGGACATTGCGGCACTATTACCGGTTGAACAATTTGAAAAGGCAACAAAACACAAAGTCTGGGCCGATTCTAGGAAAAAATTCTAATGTCATTTTTACCCCAATTATTTTTAGCAAACATAAAAGCTAAAGAAGGCTTAGCCCGTCCAAGTCGTTTCCAAGTTATATTACCGATACCACAATATATTAGCAAGTTTGTTGAGAATGGTTTGCTTGAACAAATCTTAAATCTGCCAAACTCAATTTTCTCTGATGTTACCGCAAGAGTACTTGGCGGTGAGCAAACAAAATCATACAACTCATCAATTTCAAGGTATCTAGCCCTTCAATGTGAGAGTGCTGAATTGCCTGGCAAAACATTACAAACAGCAGATGTGTCAATTTATGGACCAGGATTCAAAGTTCCTTACACAGCGCAATATGATGAAATTGCTTTAACATGGATTTGCACAAACGAATTCTATGAGAGAAAACTATTTGACCGTTGGTTAGAAGCAATCATTCCAACAGATACAAACAATGCTAGATTTCCCAAAGGTCGTGAAACATCATACATGACAAACATTAAAATTGTTCAGTATGATGATTTTATTAAACAAATTTATGCAGTGGAATTATTTGATGCTTTTCCTATTGGAATAGGTGCACAAACACTTTCTTGGTCGGATGATGGTTTTCACAGATTGACGGTTAGATTTTCATATCAGAAATTTAAAACAATTTATGAAGGCGATTATGACCTCGGTGCGGCTGCGGCTGCACTTCTTGGTTCTTCCATTGCTGGAGTACCAGTTTCTCAAATTCTACAATCACAAATTAGAGGAACGGCTGACGCTGTGAGAAGAATATTTTAATTATTTGG